TAAAACTTATTTATTTGGTCCTGACAATACAAGTAAAACAATTAAAACTGTGCAGGTTGATTTGTATGATGATACAGATACAACAAATAAAGCAAGAACAGAAAGAGTTACAACAACTCCTGACCCTACAAGTGCTGACGCTGATGATGATTTTGGGTTTACAACAAACATAGATTTTTTTGAAGATAGTAAATCTTACGACCCAAGTACAGATACAGATACTTAATTTTTTTATATATATTATTACTTTATTATGAAACTTATATCATTATTTCCTACAATTATACAACCTAGTCTTTTTGATGAAATTTCAGATGAGCAGTTAAATACTATTAATGAAATGGCCTCTAAAGAATCTTATCAAAGTAGAGGTCAAGGTAATACTTATACATCTATAGATGAAAACATACTAGAAAAAAGAGAATTTAGATTTTTAAAAAATTTAATTTTAAAACAATTTTATCAATTAAAAAATGAAGTTTTAGGTTTTCCTAGTACAGAATTTATGATTCATTCATCATGGTTTACAAAAACTGAACCCGATACACAGGGTGTTTATCATACTCATAGATGTCAATACTATACAGGATGTTTTTATTTTAATAAAGAAAAATCATCAGGAATAAGATTTATTGATTTTCATCATAGACCCGATGTTCCTTTTTTAGGTGAGCCAGAAGAACTTAATATGTATAACACACATCAATTTAGATATGAAATAGAACCTCGTTTAAATATATTATTTCCTTCTACAACAATTCATAAAATAGAATATAATGATACTAATAATATTAGATATTCATTATCTTATAACTTTTTACCCATTATAAATAATAATGTATAATTATTACAGGTGATTTTATTATGTTATTAGACACTTATTTTTATCATTTATCTAAAGCAATACCTGCTCATGAATGTGAAGAAATTATTGAATATGGCAAATCTTTATGTACTCATGAAGCAGAAACAGGCGCTACTTCTAGTATGTTATCTGATGAAGAAAAAAAATTTCATCAAGAAAAAATTAGAAACTCAAAAACTGCTTTTATTGATGATACATGGTTAAAACAAGAATTATCTCCTATTATTGAGTATGCAAATAAATCTTGGGGATTTAATTTATCTAATAACGAAGATGTTCAATTTACAGAATATGAACCTAACGGTCATTATAACTGGCATAATGATAGTACAAAAAATCCAATGAATTTAAAAAATATGCATAGAAAATTATCCATGGTTGTGCAGTTATCAAAACCAGAAAATTATGAGGGTGGAGATTTAAAATTTAATTTAAGAGGTTTAGATGGTAAAGATAATGATAATATAATGAGTCCGCCACCAGAATTTAAACAACAAGGTTCTATTGTTATATTTCCTAGTTTTTTATGGCATAAAGTAGAACCAATAACATCAGGAAAAAGATATTCACTAGTAATGTGGGCATTAGGAGGAAATTGGAAATGAGTTTACATGATAAAAAATATATAGTAGTTAAAAAAATATTATCGAAAGAGTTAGTAAAAATTTATTATGATTACATGGTAAATAAAGAAAAGATATGTAAAACTCTTATAGAAAATAAAATGATAAATCCTTTTTCTAAAGCTTACGGATTTTTTGGTGATTCACAAGTTTCAAGTGCATATTGTGTTTATGGTGACCCATTGTTTGATAATATGCTAACACAGTTAAAACCTAGAATTGAAAAAGAAACAGAATTAGAATTAACTGAAATGTATACTTATGCAAGAAATTATAAAATAAGAGAAGAATTAAAAAGACATAAAGATAGAAAATCTTGTGAAATATCAGGCACGATAAATTTAGGTGGTGACCCATGGCCTATTTACATAGACCCTAATCCAGCACATGGTGGTTTTAGTAAAGTAAATGGTGTTGAAAGATATATTTCTTCTGGTGAAAAAGGTGTTGAAGTTTTATTAGAACCTGGTGATTGTATGTTATATTTAGGAAGTGAATGTGAACATTGGAGAAATCCTTTACTTGATAAATTTTGTAGTCAAGTTTTTTTACATTATAGAGAAACAAAAGATATAGACAATGATAATTGGGATAAAAGATTAGGTCCAGGTATGCCTGGTTTTACCAAAAGAGATAAATAGTAATATGAGTACGGATGATATAATAAACAAATATCTAGGAGTAGAAACTGAAGATTCTAAACCAGAATCTAAGCCACCTGCTGTCGTTAGAAAAGAAGACAAAGAAACAGATGTTGATAACGACCATGATTATTCTAGAGAGGCATTGTATGATTTAATACAAAAAGGTCAAGAGGCAGTAGATGGAATACTTGCTGTCGCAAAAGAAGGAGAACATCCAAGAGCATATGAAGTAGCATTAAATGGTATCAAACAAACAGCAGAGGTTGTTGATAAATTACAAGAACTAAATAAAAAATTAAAAGACTTAAAAGAATTACCTAAAAGTACAGATACAAAAATTCAAAATGCTTTATTTGTAGGTTCAACTGCTGAATTGCAAAAGATGTTAAAAAAAGATGAAAATACTAAAAGCAAAATTATCAACAGCAAACACAGAGATATTTCAGATAAGTGATTTAGCAATTGCTAATCATGGTTTTGTATTAGAAGATATACTAAACGGTGCCGATATGATAAATCCTATAGAAGTACATCAATGCACAAATGAAGGCACAATGGGTGCATTAGGTAAAGAGTATAAAAAGAATTTATTAAAAGTAGTTAAGGGTAGTCAAAGAGTTACTACTGCTATAAAATTAGGATATACACATATAGAGGGATATTATGTCTGACGCTTATTTAGGAAATCCTAATTTAAAGAAAGTAAATACTCCAGTAGAATTTACAAAAGAACAGGTTCTTGAATTTCGCAAGTGTGAAAATAACCCTGTATACTTTATTCAAAATTATGTACAAATTGTATCACTTGATGAAGGACTTGTGCCTTTTAACATGTACAACTTTCAAACAGATATGGTACAAACAATGCACAAAGAAAGATTTACTATATGTAAATTGCCTAGACAATCAGGTAAATCTACAACCATTGTCTCTTATTTATTGCATTACGCACTTTTTAACCCTAATTGTAACATTGCTATACTGGCAAACAAAAGCTCTACAGCAAGAGATATCCTCGGTAGACTACAACTTGCATATGAAAATTTGCCTAGATGGTTACAACAAGGTGTAATTAACTGGAATAAAGGGTCGATAGAATTAGAAAACAAATCAAGTATTGTGGCCGCCTCTACATCATCAAGTGCTATTCGTGGTGGTTCATATAACATAATATTTCTTGATGAGTTTGCTTTCGTGCCGGCAAATATTGCCGAACAGTTTTTCTCATCTGTATATCCTACTATATCATCTGGTCAAAAAACTAAGATGATAATTGTATCAACACCTCATGGTATGAATATGTTTTACAAACTGTGGGTTGATTCTCAAAATAAAAAAAATGAGTATGTGCCTATAGAAGTGCATTGGTCGGAAGTGCCAGGTCGTGATGAAAAATGGAAAGAACAAACAATACGAAATACATCTGCTGAGCAATTTCAACAAGAATTTGAATGTGATTTTTTAGGTTCTGTTGATACTTTAATTTCACCTTCTAAGATTAAGGCAATGCCACACATTGAACCTATTGAATCAAAAGGTGGTTTAGATATGTATGAGAAACCTGTAAAAGGCAAAACATATGTATGTACTGTTGATGTTGCAAGAGGTGTAACAAAAGATTATTCAGCATTTATTATATTTGATTGTTCACAAGTGCCGTATCGCATTGTCGCAAAATATAAAAATAATGAAGTAAAACCTTTTGTCTTTCCTAATGTAATTCAACAAGTATGTAATGGATATAATAAAGCACATGTATTAGTAGAAGTAAATGATTTGGGGCAACAGATATCAGACACATTACAATATGAATGTGAATATGAAAATTTACTAATGACAACTCAAAGAGGTCGTGCTGGTCAAATATTAGGTGCTGGGTTTTCTGGCAGAGGGTCATCACTTGGTGTTAGAATGACAAAATCAATTAAAAAATTAGGTTGTTCAAATATTAAGACATTGATAGAATCAGATAAAATTTTAATTAATGATTTTAATATTATAGAAGAAATGTCCACATTCTCAAAAAGAGGAACATCATGGCAGGCAGAAGAAGGTTGTAATGATGACCTTATGATGTGTTTAGTATCTTTTGGTTGGTT